CAGTGAAACACTGAAAATAGAGAGGTTTTACAAGATGTTATTAATAAAAGGGAAAACGGAGCTCAACGGCGTTCAAAAAGCTAACGTTAATAACGGTGGTCTGTGTAACGAGGTCGTTAAAAACACTTTAATCTAGGTCGAATTGCTCTTACATACAACAGCGAAAGCCAAAATGCTCCTGTATGCATAATTTAGAAATAGTGCCTATGTGATAGTAACACTAACAATTTTAGAAAGGGAACCTCTTGAAGACTTCATATTTCACATATTAAAAGAGCGAATAAATTCCTGATCGTAAAACTCATACGGTGGTAAGTATGGGAGGGATTTTGTCGCTCTATCGATGTCGTGTCTCAAAGACTCAAAGTACATTCTAGGGTAGTGGTAGGCAAATCTTAACGCGTCGCGGCAATTGACATGCAGCTGTTCGCGCTCATTTGGACATTTGCGAATCCAATTGAGTAGTTCGTGGATAGTATCGGCAGCGATGGGCGCTTTCATCATCCAAGGGTAAGTGGGGTGTGGAACGAAACGACGTTTCAAGAAAACAACTGAATGAATATCTTCAAACGTACCCTCCAAAGATTTTGAGGAGTGTGTCATTTCGACTCCGAGGGAAGCCAAAAATTTGGCGACTGATTGGAAATTGTACCAAGGGTGGATTTCGGCAGTTGGAAATACCAAATCATCATCACCCTGGACTGCTAGTCCAACCGATTCATGAAAGGGGGCGGTCCATGTTGATGGTCGAAGGTGGTAATATGCTGTTGCAGAGTACAACCAATTAACCATTGAGCCAGCAAAAGATGTTAAATAGTTTCCGGATGGTAAACCGTGAGGCGACATGAAAGAAGCGTCGCCAACAATGTGGAAACTCTTGATCATGCTAGCTACATACGTGGTCCGGGCTCTTTCTAAATCAGTTTTCGAAACATTATATTCCTGGTTTGCGATGGTGAATGCAAACTGAGCATCTGTAGAATACTCATTGTACCAGTCGTTCGAAATGTCGGCAACCTTCAACAAGCAATCCGTATTCGCAGTCGAATCGAATTTCTTCTTGTCTCCTGCAAACCCAATTCTGCTGAAATGCGCCAGTCGATTGTAAAGCTTGGTCCATTGGGGTCCTTCGCAATTCATTCCGATACACAGTGGAGTTGATGCCGGGTTTTGTTCGACAGCATACAGTAAGTCAGCAAAAAGCATTCGGCCAACTATCTGATATTCCACTGGGCCGTTCTCAAAGAGGCGTGGAAGAAGCATCTTCTCAGGTTTGCGCCGTTCATCTTTAGGGGTGCAGTAGTAGGGTGCTGTTGGAATTTCTTCATTCAACAAGTTGGTAAAAACATCCTTTACGCGCCATTCAAGACTTGGGTGCATTCCGATAACGATGTCTCCTTCAAAGGTGAAAAGGTCACGCTTCGATGCAACGAGGTTTATCCAGTAACCAGGCGAACTTGACATGTTCAGTCGTTTTTGAAGCGTTCCGGGACGCCCATTGATAGCATCAAGGGGTTCCAGACAGCCTACCGCACCATAGGGAACTACATTTCGTCGAAGGACCCAG